CCATAGGCCTCACAGGTGGCTTTGGTGATACCACGCTCAGGTATGCTTTTAAAATGCCCAGCAATAGGCTTAATTTGGCCTGTAACGGCTTTGTTGGTCATGGGTAATACCTTACCTCCAAAATTGTCAGAAACGGCGCTATGAGCCTTTAAATGCGTTTTACAGGCAAAGCAATAACTAGAGCCATCAGAGTAGACGGCTTTGGCATCACTGCTGCCGCAGGCATCGCAGGCCTCATGTTTGATAAACTTAGTCTGTGTCTGCATCGAGCACCTCTTTTGCTATCTGATTTGCCTCATCCGTGGCCTTTAGTTGACTAATTTGGTCAAGAATAGCCAGGATTTGGAAGGCCTGTCTGCATTCAGGCCTGACACGGAGGACAGAGTCTAACACATCCCCCAAGAAAGTGCTCACATCGATGTTGTTGTGCGCAAAAAGTTCTGATGTGTCCTGCACGGTGAACCAATAGAATCGTTCTTGATCGATTTTTTCCATTGAAGCCATACCCCTATGTTGAAACAACATTGATAAAAGAATAATTATAAATATAAATCATTAGCATCATTAGCACAATAGAGTAATATAGATAATATTAGCAAGAATCGTGCCACCCCGTCAGCGGTCGTTTCTGATGTCCATATAGTAGTCATCATCAGGGAAGTCGCCGCTAAGGCCATTTTCAGCCTCACTGTCGGCTTCGTGCACATCGTCTAGGTCCGACATCAAGTTAATGTTTCCAACGGCAACGCAGTCGGTTTTAATCGTTCCTAGGCAGTGTTTACACAATGAGACATATTCCCTGCTAAAAACAGACCGCACTGATGCCTCATAGTCGGTTAAAATTTCATTACAAGCAGCGCATCGCATTATTTGACCTCCATGTATGGTCTGCTATCTTCGCTTTCCTCTTCTTCGTTCAAAGGCCATTCCAAGTCATCTCTAGAGAAAAGAAAATCTACTTCTCTAAATTCATCAATCCTAGCGTCATAAATAACAGCCTTTTGCTTTAACTCGTGGCCGGACATATTATTTATTTTTCTTAGCATTTGTGCGTATGTTATCGCCATTGTTGCCTCTTATGGTTAGATTGTTCAATACAGCAAGACTTTGATGAAAGTCTACCCTTTGCTCTGATGGCGGCACGAATCCATGTCTTTTCCATGTCCGCATGACATCGGTCTTTGATGAGTCGATATAGGGTCTTTCAGGGTTATCAAGTAACCAGGCCATCTTCTTTCTCCTTTTCTCTCCGAATCACTTCGCACACAAACTCGACAATGTCGTCATCATTGCCGAACCAATTGCCGAAATCGCTTAGGTCTAGTTTAGCCTCTGCGATATCAATTATTTCATCCACTGTAAGCATCATGTTTTCAATTCCTCCTGATTAAGTTTAATGCACAAAGCCAATTCATCAGCCAATTCAGGCCTTCGCTCTACCAATACACCGGCGAATTGAGCCCCTTTCTCTTCGTGATTGAATGCTTCGCTGATCTAAGCGAGTTAAACCATCGACTGTAATCGCTAATGTAACAGCGTCCAGTGTATTCGCACTGCTGGATCATTGTGCCGCCATAGTATAGGATTTTCATTTTAGTCTCCAGGGTTTCATAATTTGCACAAGTGCGCCCAAAGCCAGCAAAAGGCCAGCGATTTGAAAAGCAAGCCAGTAGTCCATTATTGAAATCTCCGTTTTAAGGCCAATATTAGCCCCATAGCGGCCTTGCTGTAAAGCCGCTATAGGATAGTACTGCCCTAGTCTAATCGGCTGCCGGCATAGGCATCAATCCCGCTATCTTTTAAGACTCTAGCATATGCGCCTGCGAATGCCTCTTTTCGGTCTACACTTTGGCCGAATTCGCTAACCCATACGCAAAGGCCGCTCGGATAGTGCGAACGTGCGAGGCCTTGCTTTTTAGCCCATTTCCCGAATGACGTATTCCCCGGAAATGCAATCCATGCGAATCCGCAGGCCCCGTCATCAATACGATCAATTGGAATCCCTTGATCAATGACGTACATTGGAATCGGCCTTGCATTCTTTCCGGCCTCAATCCCGGCCTTGTAAGCCTTATCAATAATTTCCTGATACTTGGCGTATCGGTTAACACGTTCGGTCTTTTCGGCTGCGATTTTCTCTCTGAGTGTAGCGTATTGCATGATTAAGCCCCTATTGATTGAATGATTCGATTGTAGATATCGGCCTTGCTTTTATAGTACTGATAATCCCGGTCGTTCGGAGTGAAATTTTTCCATTGATTGGAATCCCGAAACCGTAAAATGTCGGCCTTGAGATTGTTGCGCCGATAGTACGATATAAACCCCTGATGATCATAATGCGCTATAAACCCCGAGCACAAATAGAGATATTTATAGGCCTGTTTTGATAGTTTAGCCGGATCTTTTACGGCCTTGATCACGTTTGAGACAATCATACTTTGCTGGCGGGAAGTGTAAGGCGTTAGCATAGTAAAACCCCATAGTGTTAAAAATTGATTGATTAAGCGGCCAATTGTAGCGGAATCAGGCGCTTAGGTGTATCGATCACAAAGCCCGAAGTATCTTTTTTAGCCTTACCCTTGGCATACAAGGCGACTATAACGCCTTTTCGGTCGATATGCCGAATATCGGTATTGTCTCCATCAATGCAATCTAGGCCTAAAAACTTAGCCGGAATGTCGGAACGTTTGCGGAATACTGCAGCAATCCGCATTCCCGATTCTATGGCCTGATTGACATATTTTTGAAACGCTAGCGTTCCGGAATAGGAAAACGTTAGATCATAATTGGCAGGCAGGTTTTGCCGGTTAGCGATTTTAGTGTAATCGTAAAACTGTACTTCGGGAAACAAATCAAAAATTGTTATTTGTTCATTCCCGAATCCATAATCGAAGCGGACATTTTCCCACTTAATATCGCTAGTACCATTCAATCGCACTAACGGAATCATTCCCTTTTTGCCGGCCTTGCGGACTAAGGCCTTGATATCTTTTACTAGAATTTCCATAAATGCCTGGCGATTGGAAAAGAAAAATTTAGCCTTGCTGATTCTAGCGGCCTGCACCGAATTCATGGCACCCCTGCCGGCAGTGTATAAGCAAGCGGCCTTGCAGCCTGCTATTTCGGCCATAGAGCAAACGTTACGGCCTGATATATCAGCCGGTGCCATATATAGAATGCCCGTCATAAAGCCATATTTCTGGCCTTTTACAGTCTTGGCATTGGAATCCACGGTTAAGAGTTTTTTATGCATTTTTGATTCTCCGGTAAGTACTAGGTTAAAAATTTGGTGTTTCTACATATATACACAATAGAAACATACCAGAAAATTTATAAGGTTATTTAAGTGTTTGATTTTATTGATTTGGTGCACTGCAACGAATATACCTAGGGTTTTCACCTAGGCACGGCTACACGCCATTGTGCGGAAATACAACATTGATGCGCTGCAATATGGCATGATTATTGCCGATGCACTATCTTGGTGCACAAAATCTAGGGTGCACTGTATTGGTGCAACATCGCCCCCTATACTGCATTGCACAATAACGAATGCATTCGATAATGATGAACGATAGTGAGCACTTACTAACTTTGCTGCTGCACTGCAACACTGTCCAATGTAAGTAAGCACTAACTAACATAGGCGGGGGTGGGGTTAGGCAATGCTGTGTAATATTGTTGCATCACTACCGACACAAAAAAGAGCAAAATAGACTTAATTATGTGTCATAATAAAGCAATAATATCAAAGACTTAGCACTGATAGTTTATAACTATGAAATTAAGGAAGGAAAACGTGCACTGCGAAGGACTGAGTAGTGAGCAATTTCACTCAACACAGTGAGTAATATCACTATCGAATATGTGCACTTAAGAAATTACTTGACAAAATAGTAAAAATATGCTATACTCGCTTCTATATTGCTACATCAGCGAACGATAGCAAGGGAGGTTAAAGATAAAAACCTCCCTCTAAGTTACCCCGACAGCGTTAAGCGATGTACACTATATAGATACAAAAAAGGATAAATAATTGGAAATAAAAGACCAAGATATGGTTCTTGTGTCTTCTTCCACGGATGTGTTATCTTCGCCTGCACAGGCCAGTGTTCCTGTGCCGACTAAGAATCCGAAGGGTGCCGGCAGACCGAAGAAGACTGCAATCGCAGCCAAGAAGAAAAGAGAACTTCGTGGCAGACCTCCTGGTGAAGCAGCACGCATAAGAGAATTTCATGCGAGGCTTCTCACCACCAAAGGTGACCACATCATTGAGACTATCATCAAGAAAGCCTTGGACCCTACCGATAAGGACCAGGCAGCGATGCTCAAGATGTGTGCTGATAGGCTGTTACCGCTGTCTTACTTTGAGAAGGATAAGACTGGTGGTAAGGCTGGCATCACTATCAACATCAGCGGCATTGCTGATACAAAGATAGAAGCAGATGACATTATTGACGCTGAGGATGTAGACTTTGAATCTAGAGATTAAGTTACTTCCTTGGCAGCAGCAAGTATGGAACGATGATACTCGTTTCAAAGTAGTTGCTGCAGGTCGTAGAACTGGTAAAAGTAGACTAGCAGCATGGATGCTCATAGTCGAGGCATTACAGACCAATAAAGGTCATGTCTGGTATGTAGCACCAACGCAAGGCCAAGCCAGGGATATTATGTGGCTTACGTTATTGGAACTTGGTCATCCAGTCATTGAATCTAGTCATGTGAATAATATGCAGATTCGTCTGGTCAACGGTGCACAGATTAGCCTTAAAGGTGCAGACAGACCAGAGACAATGCGTGGTGTATCGTTAAAGTTTGTTGTGTTAGATGAATACGCAGACATGAAGCCTGCTGTGTTTGAACAGATTCTTAGACCAGCACTGGCAGACTTAAAAGGTAAGGCGTTATTTATTGGTACGCCGATGGGACGTAATCATTTCTATGACTTATATCAATATGGCTTAGAAGACAAAGATGAAGATTACAAATCCTGGCACTTCACCAGTTTTGATAACCCATTGCTGGACCCAAAAGAAATTGAAACAGCAAAGAAAAGTATGTCCAGTTTTGCTTTTAGGACCGAGTTCTTGGCCTCCTTTGAAGCAGCATCAGGAGGCATCTTTAAAGAAGAGTGGATCAAAGTAGATGACGAAGAGCCTGATAGTGGTCGCTACTTTGTTGCTGTTGACCTTGCTGGCTTTGAGAATGTAGCGATTGCTACCACTGCTAAGAAAAAGAGATTAGATAGAAGTGCCATCGCTGTAGTAAAAGTAACTACAGATGGCTGGTGGGTTGCCAGTGTTGAGTATGGTAGATGGGACATTAAAGAGACTGCACAAAGGATATTTGATGTGGTCAGAGACTATGAACCTGTCTGCATCGGTATTGAGCGTGGTGCACTAAAGAATGCAGTGTTGCCGTATCTTAGTGACTTGATGAGAAAGTATAACACCTACTTTCGTATTGAAGACCTAACACACGGTAACAAGAAAAAAGCAGATAGGATTACTTGGGCACTGCAGGGTAGGTTTGAGCATGGCAAGATTGTGCTAAACGAGGCTGACTGGAATGGAGAACTCATAGATGAACTCCTTAACTTTCCCAACAGCCAAGTACACGATGACCTAATCGATGCACTTAGTTACATTGACCAGATTGCTATCGCTGAGTATGTCAGTGATTATGAAGAAGAAGAATTTGTTCCCATGGACCCAATAGCGGCTTATTAGGAGACTAAAGATGTATATGATGATGAATAACACTGAGGACTTTGTGCCTCTTAACTGGGATACGCTAGTTAAGAACCCTGATGTCTTTGAGACTATCAAAGAAGAGATGGAGAAGAAGTTTAGTGCAGAGTGTCTCATGACTATCATCACTTCTGCTAAAGAGGCTGGCCTTAAAGATAAAGACATCTTTATGCCTGTTGAGGCTGAAGAGGAAGACTCCGAAGAAGAAGGCAAAGAGGAATACATTGATGTCTTCGGCAATAGCATCGAAAACACAGTTGAGGACTAATAATGGACGAGCAAACCTACGACAGCCGCGACAGTCAGATTACTGGTTGGGTGCTATCCCGCTGTGAGGATTGGCGTAACCAGCGAGATGAGAACTATCTAGAAGAGTGGAAAGCCTATGAGCGCCTCTGGCGTGGCATCTGGGCCGGTGAAGACCGTACCAGGGATTCTGAGCGTTCCAGGATTGTCACACCTGCCCTGCAACAAGCCATTGAGACTTCAGTGGCTGAGATTGAAGAGGCTGTCTTTGGTCGTGGTGAGAAGTTCTTTGATATTGTTGATGACATCCAAGATAAGAATCGTATTGACATCGAACAAGTCAAGAACCAGATGTATGAAGATTTTAAGAAAGAGCGTGTTCGTAAGTCTGTCTCTGATGTGATTGTGTTAGGTGCTGTGTATGGCACCGGTATTGGTGAGATTACTATCTCTGAAAAGACTGACCTAGCGCCGGCATCACGTCCTATCGTAGAGATGGGAATGACTGCTGTTGGTGTAGAAGAGCGTAACCGCTTTGTTGTTGGCCTAAAGCCAATCAATCCTAAGAACTTCTTAATTGACCCCAATGCCACTGGTATTGAAGATGCTCTTGGCTGTGCAATTGAAGAGTATGTGTCACTACACTCTGTTGTTGCAGGCATGGAGTCTGGTGTCTATAAGAAGGTTCCTAACTTTGGTCCTACCGCTGTTGACTCTGACTTAGAGCCAGTACAGGAAACCATTGAGTACCAGCAAGATAAAGTTCTTCTACTGCGTTACTACGGACTTGTGCCTAAGTTCTTAATTGAGTCTGAAGACACAGAACAAATCGTTAAAATCTTCCAAGATAAGACTGAAGAGTTTGGTACAGATGCGGCAGAGTACACAGAACTGGTAGAAGCCATCATTGTGATTGCGAATGACCAGTATCTGCTTAAGGCAGAACAGTCGCCTTACATGATGAAGGACAGACCTCTGGTAGCATTTCAGTATGACTCTATGCCCAATCGCTTCTGGGGCCGTGGCATCGCTGAGAAAGGCTATAACTGTCAGAAAGCAATCGATGCACAGATTCGTGCACACCTAGATAGCCTTGCATTGACTACTGTACCGATGATGGGTATTGATGCAACCCGCCTACCTCGTGGTAGTAAGTTTGAAGTAAGACCTGGTAAGACCATTCTGACTAATGGTAACCCAAATGAAGTGCTACAAGCCTTTAAGTTTGGCACCACTGACCCAGGTAATCTACAGACTGCTGGTGAGTTTATGAAGATGTTGCTCATGGCAACCGGCACTGTGGACTCTGCTTCACTGCCAGCAGCCGGTGCAGAAGGCGGTGGACTAAATCCAGCACTGTCAGCCATCATTAAGAAGAATAAACGCACACTTGTGAACTTCCAAGAGCAGTTCTTGATTCCTTTTGTGCAGAAATCTGCCTATAGATTCATGCAGTTTGACCCAGATCGCTACCCTGCACAGGACTTTGACTTTGTGCCGGCCTCCAATCTGGGCATTATTGCTCGTGAATATGAGCAGATGCAGTTTATGAACCTCTTAAAGACGCTTGGACCTGACAGTCCTGTGGTTCCGATGGTGCTAAAAGCCATCATGGAGCACTCTAGCCTGTCTAATCGTGAGGAAATGATTCAGCAACTGGCTCAGATGATGCAGCCTAACCCACAACAACAGCAGGCACAACAGGCAGCACTGCAGTT